GGGCAAAATCCCGACCTTTTGAGGAGCAAAGACAGTGTCTTCGGTTCTGGCATTTCTGTTCTTTTCACCATGAACGCCGTAGTTTAGCCAGCTATTTTGGCCCCGCGTTTCGCTTGTCATGGCCATGCGGGCGAGGGGCGAGTACATGGATGCGTGGGAGCGCCATGCGTTTTCTTCGCCATCGCCTCGGAAGCCAACACCCTCTTTGGCGTGGCCATAGTAATCGTGAACGGCGCGGAAGATGTCGTTGACCGTTGCGGGTTGGCCATTCCACGTCTCGCCAGAGTCCTGAAGCAGCGGGTTTTCCTCAAGCTCTTTTGCCGTGATTGGGCCATCGCTGCCGTAGCCAGATCGTGTTGGGTAGACCCACATGTGGTGGTTGTTGCGAACGTCTTCTGTCGCCAGTCGGGGGGAAGCCTTGTAAGGGTCTTCCTCGGTGTCAGGGTTCCAAAACTCGGCCTTGAAGCCAGCGTTCTTGGCCGCATGGTACTGCGCCATCGTCTCCTTGATCATCGCATCGTAGGATGCTTTGGTCAGGGGTTCTTTGGCGTTGTCCTTCATCTCGTCATATGCGGCGGCAATTCGGGAGGCCCGCTTTGGGTCAACCTTAGCGTACTTCGTTGGCGGGTTATACGGCAGGCCAGTGCTTGCCATGTAGTCGCGCGCGATCTGCCGGATGCGGGGGTCGTGGCCAGCAGACACTGACCCGCCTGTCAGGGGGATGCTTACTTTTGTGGGGAGGCCTTCAAGAGATGCTTCGTTCTGTGCTTGAAGAACGCCAATGCCTCCTCGTATTCCTCCTGCGTCTGGAAGTCCTCCCGCTTGGGCGCGTGGCGCAAGATTGAGGGGTGCAGTTTCATTTTCATTGCCCATTACTCCATTTTGATTGTTGCCTTCTACACCTTCCATCTCGCCACCACCAGCCTTCCCGACCGTGCCACCGTATTCGTACTTGTCCACTATCTGTACGGGGTCATGGTGGAACATGACGTAGTTTTTGGTCCCATCGCCATTGGGGCCGTGGCGCGATCCCGCATCATTGTAGCGAATGCCCTTGATGCCTTTGGAACGGAAGTGATCATAGAGTTCTTGAAGGGTGGCGGTGTCCTTGCCAAGAATGTCGCCCCGATAGTTTGGGTTGCGGTTCACTCGACTTAGCTTAGACCCAGCAGTTTCATGGCTGGACCCCAGAACAGCCTGTATGTTGGGGTGTTGCTCAGACATAGGCTCGTCCCAGTCAATCAATTCATGCGGCTTGGCATTGATTTTGACCTTGTAGGTACGCGGCCCCAAGATTTTTCCAGAGCGAACATGGTCAATTGCTTCTTGCGTCTCTTGAGCAAGCAAGCGGTTGCCCTCTTCATCCACAGGGCCATTGCCGTACTTGCCAGGTATTGCCCTATCTAGGTGAAACTCAAAGTTTTTTTGCAGACGATCCGCTGCTTTATCGCGGTCCCATCCGGCCATCTGCAAAGCAAACGCAGCCTTTTTTTCTGGCGTCATCCTTCCCCTGTTCATAAACTGGTTCCAGTATTGACCACCACGGTCGCTTACCTTGGGGTTCTCAGCAAAATACAGCCCTGGGCCATACGACTGGTTGCCTTCGCCCGTGCCAAGCTTGCTGACATCAAACTGGTCAAAATCGTGGGGGCTGCTGTGATAGGCGGTAATGCCATCATCTTCGCCTTCAACATCGCCGCCGCTGCTAAAAGCAAAATCTGTTTTTTTTCCGTACACAGGGTTCTTTGCATAAACCAGCGGGCCAATGTGCAAAGCCTCGTCCGCAGCCATAACGGGTTCTTGTGTCTCGCGGTCGTAGAAGTACGAGTGCCGCTCTGGGTCCATCCCCACCTGACGCCACTGGGGGTCGTTGTGGATCGTCTGCGACAGCGCGAACGCATCCTCCGGCGTTGTCTTCTTCCAGTTGCCGTGAACGGTGGCGATTGTGGATTTGGGCTTGCCACTTGCGATGTTTAGAGCGCCAGTTGGGTGGACGCCAAAGCGCGGGTTGCCGATGTGCGCCACGCTGTCGTAGCCGATCACCTCACCTGCCGTGAAGTCTGTCTTTGGGTGGTGAACGGAAACCACCCATGTGTTCTTCTTCTCGTACGCCGGAATGTCGAGGCGCACGGCCACAGGCGTACCTTCCCCCAGACCTCTTGGCGCGAACGCCTTGGGCTGCTTGTCCTTGGTCAGTGCATCGTGAACCTGCTCATCGGACGCGGGGGCAACTGGTGCAGCGTACGGTGAGACGGGCTTTATCTTGTTGACCATCTCAGCGTGGGCTTCGCGCGAACCAATGCCAGCCTTGATCGCCTGTGCAGACGGCCAGAGGGCCTTTTCGCGCAGAGAGCCTGTCGCTGACCCGCCGCCGGACTTGTTCATGTGCTTTTGGTTGGGGTCGAACTTGCCATTGTTGAAGATCGACTTGATCTGCTGCGGTTCCTTCAGCGCCACCACAAGGTCACCATTGTGGCGGGCGGGTATCCAAGCATCGTGGCCTTTGCGGCGCAGGGTGTCGAACCAGTCGGACTGGGCGGCCTTGTAGTTAGAGCGCAGCACCTCGTCCGGCAGGTCTCCCGTGTAGGGGTTCTCGGCCTTCACATAGGCGGGGATCACGCGCCCCGCAGTGTTGATAGGCGTCAGCTTCCAGCCGTCCTGCTTATAGCCTTGGCTGTCGTTCTGCTCTGCGTACTGTGACGCCTCTGCCGGATCGCGCGTGAACCATGCGCCATGCCGCCCCACGTTGAACGAGGTGAAGTCCTTGTCCTTGCTGGTGCCAGTGTAGAGGACGTGCGGCTCACCATCGGTATGGGTCGCGCTGTTGCCGAACCAGTTGCGGAACTCGTCGGTGTCGGTGACGCGACCACCATCATCGCGGCGAATGCGAGGGTCATTCGGGTCGAAGACCTCGGCATCCTTATGCTTGATAGTATTGGGGTTGAACGCCACCACTTCAGAAACGCGGGACGGCTGGTCGCCCTCATGGTCTTGCGTCTTCACAATCACCCCATCGTGGCCCCGCTTCTGCATCTCCGCCATAAATGGTTGGATGTGGTGCTGCTGGAGGTTGTCCCACGGGTTAAGCTCGTCTTTTTCGCGCATGATCCCCATAGACTGAAGATCGCGCAGGGTGCTGTGGGCTTTCATGTCGTTTGACACGTCCCAGACGTAGGGGTTCTTCAAGGCGGCATGAAGCGGCCCGATGACGGTGCCGCGACCCATTTCGTCTGGATCGGCATAGCCCTCGGCGTTGCCCTTGATCGGCGTCAGGTAATGCCCACGGCCATAGAAGCCAGCATCCCGTGCGCCAAGTTTGGAGTTGTCGAATGCCTCGAACTCTTTGTCCTGTCCCGTCCCGTGGTACAGATCAAGCGGCGAACCGCCCTCGCCTTGAAGGTCTGGGTGGATGCCTTGGAACATAGGGGCTGTGGCAGCGCCACCGCCTGCCTTGGTGATGTCAGGGTCGTTGGGGTCAAACGTGCCTTGGTTGCCGATGGCGCTTTTGATCTGGTGGGGGTGGAAGGCGATAAAACTGTCGGAGGCTGAAGGAAAATGCTTACGAAACTCTTCATCAGGCATTTCGTGAAGAAAACTGTCCATGTTGTTTTCGTACATATGGTCTACATCTTCGCCGCTCAAACCTTCACCACGGTTTGTGTAGACAACTCCGTCATAACCATGTGCCTGTATAAAGTCCGCAAGTTCGGTATTTTTTAGATTTCCGTTTTGTTCGCGGTCCAGCAAGCGATCAAGGTCTTCTTGCTTGAACTTTTTGCTTTGTGACAGATCACCATAAATGCTGCTCATGTCCCAATGGCCGTGATCTTGAAGCCTGATAGGGTTCTTCAAGCTTAGGTGAACAGGCATCGTTGACGCACCTGACCTCGTATCCGAAATTGCTCTAGCGGCTTCCTTATTCCCAAAGTGAAAGCCAAGTTGTCCTTGTCCAATTTTTGAACGGTCAAAGCTTCTGATGTCTGCTCCCGTCCCATGATACACCACATCCGGCACATCGGGGTGGTTGCCCTGCATGAACGCTACTTTGCCGCCACCAGCATGAACCTGACGGGGGACGTTGGGCAGGTATTTGGACGGGGCGATCTGGCCGCCAGCGCGGGTGACGGCGGTGCGGGCGCGGGCTTTGTCGAGAATGCCTGCCGCCGTCAGCTTTGCAGACCGGATCGCCTTGTCGTTCATTTCTTACCACCCTTCGGGATGCGGGCCAGACGGTGCTGGCTTTCGATTTGGGCCGCCAGCTTGACGGCTTCTTGTGCGTGGTCGCGTTGCTGCATGTCTTTTTCGTGCTGCATCCGAACCGCATCGTTCATCTGGTCACGGTCCATGTCCATCTGCTTGGCTTGGAGGTCTTTCTCGCGGTCCAGATCGCGGTTCTCGTCGTTGGCCATGTCGCGGCGGGCCGACAGTTCCATCTGCTTGGCCTTGTTCTGCTCGGCCATCATCTTGATCTGGAGTTCCTGCGGGTCTTTGCCAGCGGGACCAGCCACACCCGTGGGGGCCGCAGGTTGCTGCGCCTTAATCATGGCGGCCTGCGCGCGCATCGTGTCGGCGTCAGCGCGCTGGTGGTCGATCTTGAGGTCTTCCATGCCCTTGAGCAGTTCGGGCGATGGCTGGTTGCGCTGGTCTTCCGGCTTGAGGAACTGCTCAGGGTTGGACCAGCCAATGGCGCGCAGGGCGGCCTTGTCGATGGCCAAGGCGTCATACATGTCGGGGCTGGCAGACTGCAACTGCTTGAGCGCCATGACCTTCATCAGGCGCTGGCTGTGCGAAGATGTGTTCGGGTCGGCCTGCGGCACCAGTTCCACATCGGTCAGGGCTTGCAGGAACAGTTCCTCGTTCCACACAATGGTGGGCTTGCGGTTGCGCTCCCAGAAGCTTTCGGGGTGTTCGCGGAAGCATTGCACCAGCAGCGAGAACTCTTCGGCCTGCGCGCTGTGCATCCGCTTGTGGACCGCGTTCAGGATTTTGGTGGCCTGTTCAATCATGGCCAGCGTGGTGCCAACGGGCGCATCCGCGCGGCCTTCGCCCACCTGCAACTCGGACGTGCCGCCCACGCGCATCCCCGTCTCGCTCATGTTCTGCACCAGCGACATCAAGGCACCAGACGGCTCCTTGTAAGGCAGCGGCATGATGGCATCGCCGATCTTCTGGCCGCCCGTCTTGACTTGCGCCCCACCGCCAGGCGGTACGCGGAAGATGTTGGTGTTCTGCCGCGCGCCCGTGTCCGAAATTAGGAAGCCAGGGAAGTTGGCGTACATGCCAGCGTCGAGAAGTTCCCGCCACGCGGCGGTGATCGCGTTGGTGGTGTTGCCAAGGATGTGCAGAAGGCCGATGTCATAGAAACCAAGCCCTGGCACAAAGGTGTACTTGACGAACGTGGTGCGGGCTTCCGGCAGCATCCCCGTGTCGGGCTGGTCGTAGTTGCGGGTGATCGACAGGATTTCACGGGACGACACGTCAATGGTCACGCGGTAGGGGATTTCCAGCCCCGTGATCTTGCCCTTGAATTTGTGTTCAAACTTCTTGATGTCCAGTTCGCAATAGATTTCGTAAATCTCGCGGTCGCGGTCGTCAGGGTTGGCCGAGGTGGTGGTGATGCCCTGCTGTGACGCCTTGGCCTCTGCGGCGGCGTCCGGCGTGACTTCCATTGGGGTGGACAGGTCGATGTCGCGGTAGACCCCAAGGATTTGCAGGCGCTTGACCGTGGACGGCTTGAGCATCACGCGGTGCGTGATCCGCATGGCAGTGGACAGGTCGGTGGCGCTGTTGTTGACGATCAGGTTGTCGGCATCCACGCTGTCGCTGGCCGGACGGTTGCGGAGCGGGCAGAAGAACACCTTCTTGAACGAGGTGCCACCAAAGCCCAGCAGCAGCAACATCCGATCTGTGTCGGGGTAGTATTCGCGGGCAGTGGCGGTCAGGAAGTGGTTCATGTCCTTCTCGAACGCATTGGCAAGGTCATCGCGCTGCGTGGTTGTGCCATTCGCATCGTCGCGGATTTTGACGGGGCCATCGGTGGGAAGAAGCTCGGACCGTGCGTTGGCCTGAAAGCGCAGCACGGCCTCTTGCAGCAACGGGTGCCGGACCTTGGACATGCCCTCAATCGGCGCGCCATCTCCCGTGCCTTGCAGGCCAGGGATTTCGATCTTCAGGCCCAGAAGCTTGATGCCCTGCGCGCGGTCGTCAATCCACTCGGTGCGGCTCTCAAGGTCGTCAGCGACACCACGCAGCAAGTCTTCCGCGATGCGGGCCAGTTCGCTGTCGTCAATCTTGCTGGACAGGTTGTCAAACCAGCCCTCTGGCTGGCCTTCCACGTCTTCGGCGTCCGCGATGGGCTTGCCGTCCAGCGACAGGGTGATCGAACCATCGCCGTGGTCGATCTTCATAATCGCGCCGTCTTCGTTGATCTCAGGGATGTCGGCAGCCTCATCCGCATTTTCGATGGTTACATCCATGTCGCCCAGTTGGTCTGGTTCGCTGTCGCCAAGGATGCGGATGTTGGGGTTCAAGCCAGACATAGGTGGTCCCTTTCAAGGTAATGGCCGTGCCATTGTATCAGGCACGGCCACCCTTGTCATCACTCGTCGAGAAACAGCACCGCAGCCGCCAGATAGTTGATCGCCCCAAGCAGTTCGCGCTTGGCTGCATCGGCGTCCATGCGCTGGCTTTCTTGGATTTTCTTCATGGCCTGACCCAGCGGGAAGCCCAGCCCCACGGCGCGGGTGATGGTCAGGGCGGGTTGCTCCGTGAACGACAGGCCGTTGCCGTGGCGCTCTTCGCCCTTGCCCTCTTGCGCCTGTTCCAGTGCTTCGCGCAGCACCTCAAACAGGTCAGAGTATTCCGGCTTCACGAAGACGCTGCGGAACTCTTCGCTGCCTTCGTACTCGTCCGGCCCGCACTCGCACACGCCGTCCTTGCAGGTGGGGCAAGTGTTGCCGTCAATGATGTTGATGATCGCTTTTTTCATGCGTTCCGTTTCCATGTCATACGCCACTTTGTCTTCCCGAAGGCGCAGTTGGGTGGGGCAGAAACTGTAATGCCCGTCCTTGCAGTTGCAATGCGGGCAGGTATCCCATGTGTCAATTGCTTTACCAGCCACCGACCCCCACGGCTGGTTTGCCCCAACGGAAAGACCCATCGGTTGGGCTGCCGCGCTACCACCTTCCGCCATCATCTTGTCACTCCACTTCGCCATCTTCCAGTCTCCTTTGGTTAAACTCTTCCAGTGCGTCAGCGGCCCGTCTTAGGAGGTCGGGGCTGTCCCGAAAACCGCTCAGGCCCCTGTTGCAGTGGGTGCATAATATAAACCTAGCCATCTTGGTTTTGTGGCAGTGGTCAAGCTGCCAGCCCTTTTTGTGCTTTGGGTCGTCGGTCCTGCATATAGCGCAAACGCGCCCCTGTTCGTCAAACATTGCATTCCATTGCTTCTTGGTGAACCCCAGACCCTTGCCGCGCTTCTTGTAGTTGGCCTCGTCGCGCCACTCTGGGTCTTCCTCTGCCTTCTTGCGCTTGGCTTCCCTGTTCCGCGCCAAGACAAGTTCACGGTTCTTTGCAACGTACTTTAGAGACGCCTTCCGCCAGATCGCTCTTTGCTTCTCGTCAGCCATAGTCTGCGGCAAGGGCCGTCCGTGCGATCCGCCCCATGCGCCGGACAGTGGCGTTGCTGGTGGGGCGTTCCTCGGCGGCAATCTCTTCAAGCGCATCGCAGAGGCCGCCGATCTCAATGTCGTAGTCCATCATCTGGTCCAGCATATCGGCGATCTGGTCTTCCAATTCAGTGATGCGCTTCCACGGGTTTAGGATCATTGCAGTTCAGCCTCCGATTGTTCGATGTCACCCCAGTCGCTTTCAGCAGCGCCGTCAAACAGGTGCATCAGGTGGTTGGTCAGACGCTCGGCGGCGTCAGGGTTTTCAATGTAGATGATGACGCCCCCAAGGGCGTCAACCTTGTCGATCATGGCGGAGGCGTCAGACCCTGCGGCAAACAGCGGGCTGTCCTCCACCTTGGCCTTGTCAACAAACCCGATGAACGGCGTGGGCATGTCCCCAATCATCGCCATGCCAATGGTCATAACGGTCTTGGGGCTGCCATAAACGACCTTCACGCTGGGACCATGCCGTTGGCCATGCCACGGACCATGTGGTCCAATTCCTCGTTCAACGCCTGCCGCAGAACGTTCATTGCCTCGACGCGGTTGCCATCGGGAACGCAGCCACCCCAGAACGCGATGCAGGCACGGATGCCGCCCATCAGCACGTCCGGCGGCGCAAGCTGATCTTCGTTGACCATCTGGCCCATGTAGGTGGCGAGGGTTTCCGCTACCATCTTGATATCATTGGTCATTTATCTTTTCCATCATTTTTTTGATTGCCTCTTGTTCTGTCTCGGCATGTACGAACGTGATGCGCCATTCATGCTGGGTCTTCTTGAACGTCACCCGCCAAAGGCCAGCAGAGTGAAGTTCCGCAACAAACCTTTCATCATTATCGCTCATTGACTTGCTCCATTGCTTTGAACGCCGCATCTTTTTCGGTGTCGGCTTCGATGACGAGGTCAAACTCCTCCTCGGTGTCGCGGTCGGTGACATGCACCGTCCAATGGCCCTCGCCAAACGGCTCCACCGTGGCGTTAAGCTTCTTGGGCATCGCGCATCTCCCGTATGGCTTTGATGTCCTGAGCTATGCAGTGCTTCAGTGACGCCTCCATGTCGTCGTCGGTGACGCCCTCGGCCTTAAGCGCGAAGCCGTAGATGACAAACAGATGCGACAGGGCGTTCATCGCCTCGGTGAACGTCAGGTCGTGCGTGTCGCAGTATTCAGTGACAAACTCTGCCAAGGCGTTTGTCAGCCCATTAATTCTGTCCATGATCCCTCCATCAGGCGTTGTACAGCGGCTCGTTCTGGTTGCCGTGGAAGACGCGACTGTCTTCGATCTCGGCCATCCGCTCCGGCGCTCTTGTTAACATACCAACATCTCTTAGATGCTTCAAGCCCATGCTGACGGTGTCAACCAGATCGTCGTGCGCCCCACGGGGGAAGGACGAGGTCTGTCTGATAACCATCTCGGCCCAGTCTTTGTTGGGCGCGAACACCATGCCCTCGCTAAAAATGTGCTGGATGCTATACAGCCGCGCCACCTTGTCTAGCGTCTTGGGGTCGTACATCTGGACCCCGAACTTGGCGCTGTTGAACACCCGCCGGAGTTCCTGCGCCACGCTGTGGCCCGCCGCCTTGTTTTCGATCAGCAGCGTGTCCACTTTCATACGGGCGCAGATATCCTCGACCTTCACCACCAGATCGCCGATCTCCAAGCGGTCCTGCCATGCGTACATCAGCATGACCTTAGCGGTCGCGCCCAGCGCCTCGGACTGGCTTGCGCTGGCCGTCTCAATGGGCCGACCGTAGCGGTCCACCATGCGGGTTGCCTCCTGTGTCCCAGAGGCACTGAACACGCCCCACACGGTCAGGGCCGATGGGTCGTTCTCGGACTTGGTGGTGTAGGCGGTGTCGAGCGCCGCCACGATGTATTCGATGGGTGGGTATTCCGATGCCGACCATGGCTGCCACCATTGATCTTTGACGATGCCGCCGCCACGCGGTTCGGGGCTTTGCTGGTATTGCCCTGCGGTGGCGTATGGCCCCATGGCCGCCTCGTCGCGCTCGACAACGTGCAGCGGGAAGCGGTCCTCGAACAGCAGTTCGCCGTCGATCTCGCGCGGGTCGGCATATCCCAAGCTGGTCACGCAAGCGCGGTTGGGGTCGAACCGCATCGGCAGCATGATGTGGTCGTAGCCCATGTCTTTTTCGAGGATCACGCCGCTCGTGTCCCGCTCGTGCAGGCGCTGCATCACGACCACAATGGCGGACTGGTCTGGGTTGTTGAGGCGGGACGTGACGGCTTCTTTGAACAGCGTGGTGACGCCCTCGCGCTTGGCATCGCTGTTGGCATCGTCCACGCTGTGCGGGTCGTCGATGATCACGCGGTCGCCCCTGTAGCCCGTGATGCCCGTGAACGCGCAAGCCTGCCGCGATCCCGTGGCCGTGGTTTCGAACTTGGCCTTGGCGTTCTGATCGCCCGTGATCGTGACGCGGTCGCCCCAATGGCCCTGATACCACTCGTCGGTAACCAAGCGCCGCATCCGCAGGCTGTCGCGGATCGCCAGTTCCAACGAGTGGCTGGCGCAGACGTAGCGCATGTTGGGCATGTTGCGCGGCCCCCACTCCCACGCGGGCCAGAACACGCCGATCAGCAGGGACTTCATGGTGCCTGGTGGGACGTTCACCAACAGGCGGTTGTAGAACGTGCCATCGCCGTTCAGATCGCCATCGGTGATCGCCTCAAGATGCGCGCAGATGAAGTCAATGTGCCAGCCGTGAACGTAGGGCTGACCGGGTTCGATTACCGACCACGCGGCCTTGACGAACGATGCCAGCGACATCTCGCACTTGCGCTTTTCGATAGCCCGCAGCGTGGCAACCTTGTCGATTGGCCGTGGCAGCGTGATCACGCCCATAGCAACTCCACCAACCCATGATCGTCAAACACCCCGCAACACAGGCCCTTGCGCCCCGCGTCAAGGCACACGCGGCTGCGGCCCTTGAAGATGCCAGGCGTGTGGCCATGCACCACCATCTTGCCCCGATAGCTGCCGTCATAGCCTTCGGGATACCGAAACCACTGCGTGTAGGCTTCGGGCTGGTCGATCAGATCGTAGGCCGGATGTACGCCAGCGTGTACATACACGCGCGCCGCGTCCTCATGGTAGCGCGGTAGCGTCTGAAACCAGTCCAGATCGCGTTGCAACGCCTCGGCGTCCAGTTCGCCTGTCAGCGGGTGCTTGTAAGACAGCACGGTCGATGCGCCACCATTGTCCAGCCACATATGCGGGTCTGGCATACAGATCATGTCTTCGTGATTGCCGCGCAAGCACACGGCGTTTGGCAACGACCGCACCAGTGCCACCACCTCGCGGCTTTCGCTGCCACGGTCGATGTAGTCGCCAAGGAACACCATGCGCGCGCCAGCGGGTATTTGCGCCAGCAACGCCTTAAGCTCTGTCAGCCGACCGTGGATGTCGGTCATCACATAGGTCTTGTCAGGCACCTCCCAGCGCCTTTTCCAGCACGTCAAGCTCGTCACTGGACAGGTTGGAGATGTCCAGCGTATGCGAAACGGCGATCTGGCCTGTGGCGGCCATCTCCACCTTCTCGCCATAAGCCTTGCTGTTCCACTTGCCGATCAGGCGGATGCGCGTGTCGATCATAAACCGCTTGTGCTGCGGGTCGATGGTTTTATCGTCCGCAATATCAAGGCATTCGTCGGCCAGAGCGTGAGTTCCCTCGGCTTTCGCGCGCGCGGTAAGGTCGCTAAATTCGGGATGCGCGCGCTGCCATTTCAGCACGGTCGTGTAGTGCGGCATGTGTTCATCTTTGCAGATTTTCTTCATCGGTTCGCCGTTTGTAAGGCGCTCCGCGATTTCTGCCGCTATCGTTTCATTGTAACCACTTGGTCTGCCTGCGGGCATGTGATGGCACCCCTTTCATGGATAGGTTGCCACCAATATAGATCAGGACATGCAGAAAAGATAGATGGGGGGCCGAAGCCCCCGATCTTAGAAGTTGTAGTCGTAGAATTTGCGCGGTTCGCGGGCGACACGGTGCCGACCGTAGGCCGACCAGAAGTAACCATCGGCGCGCTTGTGGGCTTTGATCGCGGGATTGCTTTCGTTCGCCACGATGAACCACCGCTGGTCTTCCTGATTGGCGCAGTTGGCGGTGAAGCCACCAGCAACAAAGTTTGGCACCCACGCCGGATCGCGCTGTGCATCCATCTCGCGGATGGTGATCTGCTTGCCAGACTTGCTGACCGACAGGATTTCAAAGGGTTGAACATCGGTGTAGCCAATCAAGTTCGCGTAGCCAGTGGGAAGTGTGCAGGTCATTTTAATCTCCATGTGGTTGGGG